CTATATAGAGATTATCACTAATTGATACATATCTAGATATCGGATCGTATGTTACTGTAGAATCATTTTGATAGAACATTTAGTTGATATAAATACTATTTTATCGTTTACGTCTTTTTCTATATATCAGATACATAACTAATAACAGTATCATAAAAAATACAATCTTTCTTGGATTACATAAGAAGAAATTAAATATTTTTGTATCATAAGTAATCCATGAGGCTCCAGGTAAAATACGAACTCTAGAAAATTTATCATTACAGGGTTGAGGATCGCAAATAGAACATGGTAATATAACTCTGTAAGGAAGAACATTTATAGTGAATGTCGCTTTCTTAGCAACTCTATCTATCATCTGAGGACCAGTAGTTGACATAACCTCTAGATGCTTTCCGACAGCCCACCATTTTTTCGGTTTCATAATCTCAAGTAGGACCTCAATCCAGAACGGGTTATCAGGAGAGGAAGCCATAAAACTGTTTGTGTAGTAGTTAGAGCTATTACTACTCGCCATCAGGTATATTCCCTCATTTGTAAAAAGATTCTCAAGGTTACCAAGAGGTTCTAAATCTAAATCACAATAAACCCCACCATACACATTTAATATACAATATCTTATAGCATCTGCTCGTTGGATACCATAAGGAAGATTATCAAACGTTCTTAGAAACCAGGGGAATTTTTCTTCTACAAACTTTCTATTATCTTCATCAGTCCATAGTCTGTATTCCCAATCTGGGTGATGCTTTTTCCATGAGTCTTGTGACGCCTGCCAATGTTCAGGAACAGTTTTCGTTTTCCATGTTTGATGTATAATCTTAGGGATCCCTATCTTACTCATGAGTTTTATTTAATAACTACAATAAATATAAAAGTTAAATAACAAATGAACTCTCTAACTATAAATTCCGAGATCAATAGAATAAAGTCTATTGGATTAAATAGAAACCTTGATTATATATCAAGAAGAAATGCTGTTGATCAGCTAACAAGGTTCCCTCACAAGGATAAAAATAAACATATCACAGAATGTATCTTATCAGTAATGTCAGATAACAGGTACCCTATAGAACAGAGATATCAACTGTTTAGTGAAAATAGATCATTGGATAATGAGATCCAGAGGAAATGTCATCTATTCTATTTTAATAATTTCAATCCTCCAAGATATCCTATCAGATTAAAACTGTTAAGCGCTCAGTATATACTCCAGAATAAAGATCATATCGATATAAGAGATGTTTACGGGTATCTTTATAATCTTGGACGAACATCCACCGATCCAACTATAAAAGCTGAATGTGCTGATATACTTTCGAGAGCTGGATATACATCTGATACACAACAGATAATGGATGAATTAGCAGTACCGGTTATTATCAATGAATATAGAGAAACAAGGAGAAGAGTTGAACCAAGAATAGAAAATCTACCAGATACAAGAAGAAGGATTCTTGTCAAAAGAAGAACAGTATATGATGATGGACAAAACGTTCATAATAATTCTATCAATGAGAATGTGAAATCTATTATAAGGACTCTTTATGAAGAACACAAAGAATCGATATCCAGTAGTAATAGAACAGCTAACCTCAACGAAGTATCTATGAGAGTATCAGCTCTTTCAAAATCTCTAAATATAGTATCCAAGCAGAAAATAAGAGGAACATTTGATCGTCTTATGATCGATACATCAAAGTTTGAGAACGATACGAATCTATGCGATATTCTCATTCTAGTATGGCAGAAAATAAAATCTTCATCTGATAAACCTGAGTTAGAGAAGAGATTGATTGAAGAATTAGAAGAGATGAACGGTTTATGTGCTACAGGTCATCTTTCAAGATTGATAAATACTATGAGTGGATTCTTCGATAACATGTCGATCAAGATCTCGTATAAAGACCAGATTAAAACTTATGTATTCAATCATTACAACAAGATATTGAGTTGTATGGACGAAACAAAAGCCGACGTTATTATTGAAGAAATGACAGATGCTAAAAAAGAGAATCTTCTAAAGATGATAGAAGAGTACAGTATAAAAGAAAAATTAAGGATGGAGTTCAATGAAGTGTCTTCCACTGATTTTGAAGAGTGGTATCTGTTTTCAATCAACAGTTATTCAGGTATATTTTAGAAAAAAGCTCGAAGACCTCCTTGTCCTCTTATGTATATAGCGATTACTCCTAGTAGTCCAACAACAAACGTTCCTACACCGGTAAATGTTACAATGGGTGACCACTGTAGAGCAGTGTTAGCGGACTTAACACACCGATTATAAGTTTCCTCTTTTATGGGATCAGTTACAGAAGTTTCTTTATTGAGTTGACACCCAAATGTCTTGTCACTCACACTCTTTGCCCAAAATACAGCTCCAACAATGATTAAAACCAAACCAGCCATAGCTAGAGAACCTGTTATTTTTGGAAGAGACATCTTTGTTATATTGAAAGAAGATTTTTTTTCTTTTCTAATATAAACGCCATGATGAAATATGTTGCTCCTGTCGTAATTATTGTCCTAACTGTATATCTTCTTGTTTCTGGGTCTTATCAACTGAAACACGCCAAAACTCAATCCGAGAAACAGGTGAAAACCATTTTCACTTCTTACGGAGTTATCAATCTAGCGTTTGGAGCGGCACTGATCGGACTGATGGTCTATAGTTATCGTCGATATGGATCGATAACCAACATGGCATCTAGTGTCCGATCTTGTATGCGTAATTAAATCTAAATTATTTTATCGATTAACTGATCGATAAAATAAGATATAAACATGGTTATTATTATTAAATATGAGTGATATCGATGATCAAAACACAAAACAGTTATTCGAAAAAATACACTCTTCCGAGAAAGAGGGAACGTTAAAAAAGGAAAGTGATGAAGATAAACTGAAATATGAAATCTCATCATTCGAAGATATGCCTTTTATGTTTATGGGTATCAATACATCAACGTTTGGATTAAGTTCTTGTAACGTACAGAATCCGTTTCTCAAAATAGCGGAAATAGCTAAGGATCCCAAAGTGAGTTGGGAAGATAGAACTCAAGCCGTACGATACATGCAGAGAATCCCTCATATACATAGATCAACCCATTGTATTGAATCAGCATTGTCTATTGTAAAGGACGATCAATATCCTCTACAATCACGATACCATTTTTTCTCCAATAATGAAAAGATAATTAAGCTTGATTACGATATAGTAAACGCATGCCATCTTTATTTCTTCAACAATTTCGGGGACGACCGAATGGGAGAGAACCAAAGTAAATCTGAAAAGACACCTCTGGTTTATAAAATATTAAGTGCTCAATATCTCTTAACCCAATTCCCAATCGGAACTTATGATGTTGATGCCGTACAGTCTTTTCTTATTAATATCGCTAAAGACAATAATGCTGAGATCAACTATAGAGCTGAATGTGCTGATATTCTTGATAGAGCAGGGTATGGTGAAGCAAAGAGTATAGGAACACAGATTATAGTTGAATTAGGCAATCTATATACTGAAAATAGATCTAGAACAATCTATACAAATGTTCAGAACGTACACGATCTAACAGTCACTAAACAGATTATCGATACACTTAGAAATCTGATTACCCAATCAAGGGGTACTGAAAGGTCTACTGATGGGGTTTACAAGAGTATTACAGATGTACGTCATTATCTATACGAAGATAATCCTGAAGAAGATACCAACAAATTAAACGCTGTCATAGAGACATTCCAGCGTATAATCATCGATACTGCTAGATACGAAGGATTATCGATGTGTGACATCATGCTATTAGTATGGGAGAAAATATCAACTTCTGAAAACAGATTTGAACTTGAGAAACGACTTATCGATGAACTATACGACATGCACAGCACATGCTCTACAGGACATCTTTCTCGATTGATAAATGTTCTTAGTGGATTTTATACAGATATTCAACCTGTAAAGATCTCATATAAATCTCAACTCAGAAGTAATGTGTTTGCAAGATATACAGCTGCTATCAGAACTCTGGGATCTCACGAACAATCAGATATAATGAATGAGATGACAGCTGAATCTAAACCGTATATCGACGATTTTATATTTTCATACAGCCCCAAAGACGAGCTGTACGATGAATTTGTCAAGGATGGATTTATGACCATTGACGAATTCGAAGATGTGTATAAAACATCAGAGAGGGATTACTTCGGTTTTACGTCTTAATATGAACCATTGAGTTTTGAGAACTGGGGGAATTTACATTGGTAAACTCATCATCGACAAGTGTTCGTTTGATTTTTGACATTTCAGATTCCAGATGTGAAACCTTTTCATTTAGTGTCTTTACTGAATCAAGAAGGTCCTGAGGGATTTCACCATCCTTACCATCTTTCCCATTAACTCCGTTTATTCCATCCTTCCCATGTCGACCATCTTTCCCATTTATTCCATCCTTCCCATGTCGACCATCTTTCCCATTTATTCCATCCTTCCCATGTCGTCCATCTTTTCCATTAACTCCATCTTTCCCGTTTATCACCATTGGGGAATTTCCATCAGACGGAACGCAGAGACATTTACCGTCATCTCCATCCTTTCCATCCTTTCCATCCCTACCATTTACCCCATCCCTACCATCCTTTCCATCTTTTCCGTTTACCCCATCCTTTCCGTTTACCCCATCCTTTCCATGACAACCATCTCGTCCGTTTACTCCGTTTATTACTGTATGTTTACTATTGTCAGTTACAGTTTCTAAACTGTAACTACACGATCTTGTTATACCCATAAGAAAGGCATTATCCGGTTTTGTAGAGATACACTTGTTTATTTTAAACGACATAACCTTTATTAAACCCAATATTAATAATTCCAAATTTTAAAAGTTGAAACTTCAACTTTTAAAATTAATTGTTTTATTCTCCTCTAGCATATCCTCCATATCCATCAGAATAACTATCGTTGTTGTATGCGTTTACCTGACCTCCTTGTCCGTTAGCTGACGCGTCACATCCTCGCTGATCATACTTAGAATTGATAGCGCATCGAACATAGTCAGCTTCCTGCTCTTGAGCGTTACGAGGGTTATTGTACGTGTTAGCTACTTTATAGGTAGGAGCAAGTTCATCTTTGGGAAGAACAGGACGAGTTGTCTGGCGATTACCAAACATAGTATCATAAGGATGAGAAGATCCGTATTGGTTGTTTACGGTAGCAGCATCATCACCGATTCCAACACCGTTAATCGCTCCTGCGTTAAGATAGGTCGAGTAATGAGGTCTCTGAACATTCTCGACAGTCATACGGTCTAGAGCCGAAAAACATCCAGGAGCATAAGATTGAATGCTGTCACGAGCAACTCCGACAACCCCAGAATCACTCACGTTTGCTCTCGCAGGACAGACCTGAGCGCTATCATCAAAGGTGCGCATACCCTGATATTGCCATACATTTCCAGTGTTAACCTTCGAATTACGAATCGCATTGTAAATACTACCTTCCATGTTCGATTAGTTTATACAAGGAAAATAAAAAATTTAATTATTCGATTATTTTTCATAACCCAGATTACAACTCTGGGAATTATAATCTTTGATGTCGGATACTTTCATCTTTATCGATTCATTCCAAAACGATAACCAGAAAAAATGATTTCTAAAGCGACAAAACTATAGATAACACACGCCCCCCCTCTCCTCACCATGCCTCCGAAAAAGAAAGAGATAATCTTTGCAGATTCAGAATCTGACTATTCTTCCTCATCGGAGTCGGATTCTGATGGTGGGATTGAGTTTGAGTCGGAAGACGATGAGGTGAAGCCGATTCGTACGGGGGAGTTGGCAGTTGAATGTATGGAGCTCCACGACCAGATTCTCCACCGTCCAGATACCTATGTAGGAAATGTTCTCCGGTCGAGAATGAAGTCACTGATCTGGGTCGCGAAGAACGGAAGGATCGTTAAGAACATAGCAAAGATCACTAAGGTGGTGAGAGGGAAGGAGAAGGAGGTGGTGGAAGAGATTGGTCCGTTTGTGTCGGAAGGATTTATCCGTACCGTGATTGAGATTATCTGTAATATGATCGATAATGTTTGGAGATCAAAGGAGTTCGGTATTGTACCCAAGAATATCAAAATCGAGATCGATCGTGAGACTGGACGTTTCACTACATGGAATGATGGAAAGGCACTATCTCACGCGATCCACAAGACTATGAACAAGAGAAATATAGAGCTTATCTGTTCCCGTCTTCTTACTTCTACCAACTATAACGATAACGAGAAGAAAAAGACAAGTGGAAGAAACGGATACGGTATGAAACTTACGAACATCTTTTCCAAAGAGTTCGAGGTTGAATCCTATAACCCATCGGCAAAGGATGATGATTCAGACGATAAAACACCAACTAAAAGTCAACTCTACAAACAGAAATGGACAAAGAATATGTATGAGCGTCATGAGCCAGAGATTGAGATTGTTGACAAAAAGGGAGGAGGATACACTCAATTCTCCTGGATTCCAGACTTTAAACGATTTGGAATGGATGGTCTTGACGATGATACAGTAGCTGTTATCGAAAAATATATCTATGATACTGCGATGGTTGTTTCGAAATACAACGTTCAGACTACTCTCAATGGGAAGAAACTGAATATGACATCCATCGTTGATTATGCGAAACTTTATCTCCCGGAAGAAAAAAAGGGAGGTGAGGACGAAGAGGAGGATGACGAAGAGGAGGATGAGAAAAAGGACGATATACATCTATTTTCAACGTCCGAATCTAAAGTTGTTATTCTTCCTTTCTCAGAGCATATCTGTGTGTCGTTTGTAAACGGAATTCTTACAACCGAAGGAGGAGTTCACGTTGATGCATGGTGTGAAGCTATTTTCCGTCCTATTGTTAACAAGATCAACAAGGTAAAACCCGAGGGTAAAACAAAGGCGAAAAAGACAAAAGAGGAGATTGAACTCGAGAAAAAGAAAAAATTAAAATCTAAGAAGTCTAACCAGCAGATCACAATTGATAATGTTCGTAATCATTTCGCTGTGTTCATCGATATTGAGATTGACAATCCTGTGTTTAGAGGACAGAACAAAACATATCTCGGAGGTAAGACTGATGGATCAAAGATCGAGACAAAGGTAAAATCTACAGAGATTAATAAGATTATGAAATGGAGTGTAATTGAGGAGATTAAACAGTATCTTGTTATTAAGGAGATGTCTGATCTCAAAGGTAAACGAGGATTTGTAAAGATTGCTGGATATGATGCTGCTAACAACTCGAAAAAACCTTCGAAACGGAGAGGATGTGTTCTCTGTATCACAGAAGGACTTTCGGCTAAAACTTATGTTGTTGCCGGTATGAAGGTTGGATTGAAAAATATCGATGGTGAATTGGTTCAGGGGAGAGACTGGATTGGTGTTCTTCCTATCAGAGGAAAGTTTATGAATCCTCGTGGAAAGTCAATGAAAACAATCTCGTCAAACACAGAGGTTAAATCTATTATTCAAGCTCTGGGATTAGAGCCCGGATTAGATTACACAGAGTCGTTGTCTTTTGCAAAACTCAAGAGCGGAAGACTTGTTGTGTTTGCTGACGCAGATACTGATGGTACTCACATTATCGCTCTATTGTATAATTTCTTCCATACTCTGTATCCTAGTCTTCTGAAGGTTGATGGCTTTTTCACGTTCAACAGAAGTCCTATTATGAAGATTAATCATAAGAATGAGAAACTTACGTTTCTTTATCTTGAACAGGCTAGACAGTTTATTAAAAATAACGATGTTAAGAAAAAAGGGATCAAGTATTACAAGGGTCTAGGAACGTCTAGAAGTAGTGATATCAAGGCTGACTTTGGGAAACGACTCGCGGAGATCACTCATAATTCAAGAGCAAATGAGATGGGACTTAATGTCTTTCATTCGAAAAAGACTGCGTACCGTAAGGAATGGATCTCATCGTTTGATGCTTCTAAAACAGTCACATTCGAATATGAAGATGGAGAGTTAGAGTCTATATCTTATCCTGAATTTTTGGATAAAGAACTTATCTTATTTTCCATCGCTGATTGTGGTCGTAGCATTCCTAATATCTACGATGGATTGAAAGAGAGTCAGAGAAAGATTCTATATTCTGTATTTCTAAAGGATCTTCATCATAAAAAGGAATCGTTAAAGGTTGCTCAGCTTAGTGGATACGTTGCTGAACATACACTTTACGAGCACGGAGAAGATAATCTCTTGGATACTACTCGAGGTATGGCTCTTCGTTATCCTGGAAGTAATAACATTCCTCTGCTCCTAAACGATGGTCAGTTTGGAACTAGAATGGAAAACGGAAAGGATGGAGCTAGTGGAAGATATATTTTTACAAAGATGGAATCTTATACTCGCGACCTGTTTCCTAAAGCAGATGATATCTATCTTAAAAATATTGAACACGATGGAGATGTGATTGAGAAGGAGTTCTATGTCCCGATTATTCCCATGGTCTTGGTAAACGGAGCTAATGGTATCGGAACTGGATACTCAACTTATGTTCCTCAATACAATCCAGTGAAAATCATTGAATATGTTCGAGAATGGATTAGGACTGGAGGAAAGGTTTCTGAGGATTTGGGTAATGGAATAATTATATCTGAAGTTCCTCCTCTCATTCCTTATTATAGAAATTTCAAGGGTAAGATTGAAGTCGATGGTACGAGAGTAAGAACATACGGTATTCTTGAAGATTTGGGAAGACATAGACATCGAGTATCTGAACTCCCTATTGGAACGCTTCATTGTTGGAGTATCACTAAATATAAGGATTATCTAGATGAGCTGAAAGAGAAAAAAGTTATTAGAGATTATGATATTAAGGGTGATGAACGAGATATCGAATTTATTATCGAG